GGGGGGGGGGGGGGGGCATGGGTCTGTCTGGTGGAATGTTATGATTCATCAAGAAGGGGTGGACACTAGAAATACAAAAGGGGCCTATGGTGCGAGGAAAGTGCTGATAGGGGAGACGTGTGTGACTAATATGTCGATAAGGGGCGCGAATTGCGACATAAGTGTTATTAAGCCTTGGTATTTGTGCATAAGTGCCTAGGCTTTGTAAGAAAGACACGCTAGTATTTCTTAGTAACATGGGCATTGTTACTGAGCAGTAAGAGTGTTACTGCGGGTACTGCTCTTGACGGGTATGTTACACTTACGGCGACGGCACCGTAGAGTAACGGTAACTCGTCAGCCTCATAAGCTGAAGCTCCTAGTTCGATTCTAGGTGGTGCTCCCAACTATGGGGGTTGACAGGGGTGTTAGTTTAAGGAATGGACCAGTCCGAACCAAGTTTAGCAATACAAGAAAGTGTAGCTACGGCGGACGTAAGGAGCGATGCTTTGGAGTTTAAAGACCCGGTAAGGGCTGTGGCGGCCTTAGAGATGCTGGCGCAGGGAGAGGGGTATAAGGCGGTTAGTTCTGCGTTAAGTATGACCTTTAGCCAGATAACTGCATTAAGGGGGCGGCATGTGGTGCCACTAGAGGAGCGTAGGAAGGCGCTTGGGGCGGATGGGTTTGAGTTAGCTGAGAAGCACCGGTTGTTGTTGCATAAGAAGCTGGATGATCTAGCAGAGGACGACGAGGGGTTAAGGAAGGTTCAGTTAAAGGACTTGAATATGGGATACGCGATTATGCAGGACAAGGCGTTACAGGCTGTGGAGGGGAATAAGATCGTGATTGAGCACAAGAAGGTGGGTGCAAGTCTAGCTGATGCGGTTAAAGCGATTGAGGAGGCCCAGAAGCGTGTGCAGGGAGAGGCTATAACTGTATGATTTCTGTAATTTTTGTAAGTGAATTTTTAAAAAATAAAACAAAAGGGCGACTATGAGTGGTAAAGGAGATACACGACGACCTACGGAGATTCCTGATAAGGACATGGAGAACAACTGGAAGAAGATCTTTGGACCGAAGGGTAAGAAATAGAAGCCAAAAAGACGATCTATTTTCCCGTGTATGGATTTAGTGTCCATATCTGTGTTTCTAGCAACGTAAACGATACTGCGTTTGCGGAGTGCGAGGGCGAGATACAGTGTCGTGAGGGAGCGGCTACGTTCCATAGGGGTAACGATGCGTGGATAGTTCTGCGGGAAGACGGCTTTACCTACGGGATACTAGCTCACGAAGCCCTGCACGCTGCTAATTACATGATGGTTTACATAGGAGCACAGCCAAGCACGCAGGACGATGAGGTGGTTGCCTATCATACGGAATACATCATAGATCAAGCTATTGAGTGGATGCGTAAGGAAAACATCTGGATTAAATGAACTGGAAAGACGATCAACAATCAGTCCTAGTCCTCGACGGCAAGATCATTGGGCACAATACGACATGCTCGGAGATGTCGCACGGAGAGAGGCGGTATATTTGCACATGCGCGGGAACGTTCTATGAGGCGCGAGACGGACGATGGCTTTATATCGTTGACGAAAAGACCGAGATGATTGATGGGGGCGATTTCATTAAATGAACTGGAAGGCTCATAAGCTACTAAAGCCCCCATCTGACGCCGAGATGGCTAAGATGGACCCAATTGAGCTAGTAAAGCTCCACAGCACGTTCCATGAGGCTATTGATAACGCTCAGCGTGATCCCTATCGGTATGGTTTTAGTCTACCTCACTGGAAGTTTGCTGATGAGCTTATAGAGAAATTCAGGACACTGCTGCTGTTAGGGGCGAACAGAAGCGGAAAGACTGCGTATAGTGCCCGTAAGATCGTAGAAGCGGCTTTGACTAATCCAGACGGGTTGATCTTTTGTTTTGCTCAGACGCACGAAATCAGTGTATTGGTTCAGCAACGGGCCGTCTGGGAGGCGTTACCTGCTGAATATCGGATCAAGAAAGTAAATGACGGTAGCATTAGTTATACGTTCAAGAATGGCTTTAGTGATAAAAAGGCTATCTTTCCTAACAAGACTCAGATTGTATTCAAGACCTATACGCAATACCAACAGGACGACACGATTCTTGAGGGTATGGAGCTGGGCAGTCCTGAGCCCACTAGTGTAAATATAGGAGCGTGGCTGGATGAGTATCTATTGGGCATGGAAATGGTTGACCGTATTATGCTGCGGCTTGCTACGCATAACGCTAAGCTGATTATTTCATTTACACCAAAGGACGGCGAAACGGAGACGGTTCGATACTACCGAACTAAAGCTACTACCAAGGAGCGTAAGTTTGTTACTGAGGGATTAAGTAAACCCCAGACCGTGCCGTATGTGCAGCACAACGCTAACATGAATACGGGGATTAGTTTCTTTCATAGTAAAGACAATCCTTGGAGCGGCTACGAGAGCCTGCTGGAGCAATGCGTATCTAAGTCCGACGACGACTACTCACTGACGGCCCTGTATGGTGTGCCTACGCAAATGATGGCTACTAAGTTCCCTCGGTTCAATCCAGAGGTAAATGTATTGCCACACGCGGTAATCCTAGAGCGGATGAAGGATTCTACTAAATACATGATTATTGATCCGGCGGGTAGTAAGCCTTGGTTTATTACATGGATTGCGGTAGACGTTACTGATACTTGGTATGTGTATCGTGAGTGGCCGGGGCTTCAACACGGCGCGTGGGCCGAAGAGCGTAACGGTAAGTGGGCAACGGGTGAAGCGTGCAAGCAGAGACTAGGATACGGCGTATCTGATTACGTTGAGCTTATACGTGAGCTAGAAGGCACCGAGAAGGTCCATACACGGCTTATTGACCCACGTATGGGTGCTACTAAGTATTCTGCCGAAAACGGCGGTCAGAGCGATTACATTATCGACTTACAAGCAAAGGACGTAATTGTGATCCCAGCGCCGGGTATTGATGAGGAACCCGGTATTCAGGCCATTCAGGACAAGTTGGCTTATTCGCCAAACAAACCAATTGATGCCCAGAATCGGCCCCAGTTCTTTATATCTGATGAGTGCGAGAACACTATCAGGAGCCTTCAGTTCTATGACGGCAAGAGCAGGGACCATCCTTGGAAGGACCCTGTGGATTGTTTAAGATACGGAGCGGTCTATGGTCTTTACTATATTGACCCAAATAAAATGCAAGTAACCCGCCAAGGGCGAGGAGGATATTAATGAAAACTAAAATTACTGATTTGGCTAAGCGATTCGATGTTAGCGTAGACGAGTTGCTTGAGATTAAACAAAAAAAGCTAACAAAGGAAGATTGGACCGGCAGGGGTAAGGGAACTTGGTTCACCGAGGACGGGGTGGAGAAGGTATTCCTTGAGCTAGAGGCCCCTGATGTTTTGCCGGAATTGCTATATGGAACCTTCTTGCACGAAGCCCCAAACGACAGGTGGGTTTACGCAAAGATTGAGGGAGTGGACGGAAAGACCGCAGTGTTAATCCCGCGCAAACTTCGTGCTAAGCTAAAAGGTAAGAAGTTTCCCATCCATGCCATCACCGACAATAGAGACACTACTTACCGCCATGCAGCACTTACTGGATATAACTTGTAACAATGAATGGCTAAACGAGCAAACCGATAGGTTGCTTGGGTTTGAGGTTCTTTATCAGGAATTAACGGCACATTCGGAAACTCTTTCACCCTCTGTTATTTGTGAAAAAATTGGGGTGCATCCAGCATTCACCCACAATGCCCTTATATCTTTCTCTCAAAAATTTAATACCAAATCAAAATGAATACTAAGAGCGAAGAAAAGTCTCTTACTTTTGCCTCTAAAGAACCTAACGTTATGGTGTTGCAGAAAGCCTGCGATGACACGTTGGCAGACCTAGAGGGATATTTCCAGCAATGCCGCCAAAGTTATGATGACCGTAACAATATTTGGCCCGGCAAAAGCAGGGACCTTCGCAAGCATGGGGCCGATGCGTTTCCTTGGGAGGGGGCGTCTGACTCTGAAGCTCATGTTATTGATTCACGCATCAATAGCTATGTAGCACTTCTTATTTCCTCGATGGTGCGAGCCAACATTCGTGCCTGCCCAGTGGAGTTTGGTGATATGGCAAGAGCGCGAGTGATAAGCTCGTTTCTTAAATGGATGGTCAGCAGCTATATTCCCCGTTTCAAAAAAGAGATGGAGGCTTCGGCCAACCACCTGCTTGAGCGCGGGATGGCTATCACCTACGTTGGTTGGCAACGTGAAGACCGAACCTACTTGCAGCGTTTAGACCTACAGCAGTTGGCCCAGGTCGATCCAGCTTTGGCTGAGTCAGTCATGGACGGATCTGCCGATGATGATTTAATTGATATGCTGCGTTCGGTGTACCCGTCCGTAACAGACTCACGGGCAAAGAAGGCATTAAAGGAATTGCGTAAAGTCGGTGTTGCCGAAATCCCCGTAAGCCGCCGTCAGGTTGATTGTCCTTTAGTTCAGTCGCTCACTCCTGATGGAGATTTCTTTTTCCCTTCTTACACAACCGACCCGCAACGTGCGCCCTATTGTTTCTGGAGAACCTATTTCACCCCGCAAGAACTAAAGAACAAGGTTGCCACAGAGGATTGGGACGCAGACTGGGTGGATTACGTTATCGATAAGTATCGTGGAATTAATGTTGATGCCATTGGGAACGGAAACACCCACCGTAGCTCTTCTTCCTGGGACGACATGGGTTGCAGTTCCGACGAACTGATTGAGGTTATTTACGGATATCAACGATTGATTGATCCAGTCGATAACTCTGAGGGTATTTACTGCACGGTGTTTCATCGTGAGCTTTCTTCCAAGATCCAAGAAGTGAAGCCGTATGCTAAGTTTGAGTTGCTAAACGGATACGAGGATTACCCCATAGTCGTAACAAGAATCAGCGAAGCCTCTAAACGCCTTTACGACGTGCAAAGCATGGCCGACGTGCTGCGCGGAATTCAGTGGCAGGTTAAAGTTGAGCGCGACAGCCGCATTGATAGAAACTCGATGGCGACCATGCCGCCCATCATGCACCCCATTGGTAATGCGCCTAGCGACTGGGGGCCGGGACGTTTTGTTCCCTACCGTCGAGGTGGTGAGTTCCAGTTTGGGCCACAACCACAATACAACCCCGGCTCTATGGAGATGGAGCAGACGCTACTAAAGGTGGCTGACGAGTTGGTGGGCCTTGGTCAAAGCGACCCGGCAGCTTCAATTAAACGGCAATTTGTTTTAGACAAATTCTTAATGCACGTTCAAGAAGTAATTAAAATGTCGTTTAAGTGCTATCAACGGTTTGGTCCAGACCAGGTACTTTTCCGTGTCACTGGAGTGGTTGATCCTATGCGGTTCGATAAGGGCAACCCGGACGAGAACTATGACATTGTAATTGGATATGATGTCTTGAACTCCGACCCGGAGACCCAAGAGTTTAAACTAAATCAGCTTGTTAGCTTGATGCAGCTTGATCGCAATGGGCGGATTAATCCTGATGCACTAATTGACATTGCGGCAAATGCTATTGACCCAATTGCGGCAGACTCAATATTGCAACCAATAGAGGAAGCCCAACAGCAAATTGTAAAGTTTGTCACTGACGACATAACTAAAATATTTGCAGGAATCGAAATGCCTGCCCGTCCTAATGGAGCACAAATTGCGTTACAAATTATTCAGGAATACGCGCAGCAGCCGGATGTTGCTGAGCGTTTACAAAGCGACGAGGTCTTTGCTGGGCGTATACAGAAGTATGCTGCTCAGTATACGTTCCAACAGCAACAGGCTGAGAACGCACAGATTGGCCGTGTTGGAACTGCTCCAGCTTCTATGGGCAGTGTCAATACTCAGTCTGTTGATTACTAGCATGAGCGAAAACAAAAACGCCCCCGCCGCTAAAGTGACCCATGACAGGTTTAGTCAGGAGCTTTACGATCAACTTTCCCTCCACGAAGGCAAAAGGCCGTATGCCTATCTTGATACTAAAAACAATTCAACTATTGGAATAGGTTTTAATCTAGAAGACAAAGACAACCAGCGCATTGTTAGGGAGATGGGATATAACGTCCAAGGTCTCAAGTCTGGCAAAGTTCGTTTAACTGACAACGAAATCAAAAGGCTATACAATCAGTCGATTACAAAGGCATTTCATGATGTCCGTAAATGGTTGCCCAACTATAACGAACAGCCAAGAGAAGTGAGAAAAGCTTTAATTGATATGTCCTTTAACCTTGGATTGTCAAAGCTTGGTGGGTTCAAAGAAACCAGACAGGCACTTATCAACAAGGACTATGCAAAGGCTGCTGACGAAATGCTTGACAGCAAATGGTCAAAACAAGTAAAAGGTCGGGCGAAAACACTCGCATCAATGGTTCGTCAATACGCTAAATAATGCCAATCGAAAAATCTATAGACTATCTTTCCCACGTCACTCAGTTTGCTGACTTCTTGGAGCTAATTAAAGAAGAGCGTGAGTCCTGCATTTCGGCGTTGTTTAATGCTGAAACGGAAAAGGTGCAGCAAATCGCTGGTCAGGTATTGGCCTACGATCAAATCATGAAAGTTGCTGACGCCGAAACTATTTTATCCAGGCACAGAGATAAGGCAAACTAAGCATTTTTTGATATATGCGCTGGAGGGTTCTCGCGCGAATATTGGAAAATAGCATTCTCCTTAATCACTAGTTCCCCAAAGGGATATAGTTTTTTATGGCTTTCGCTATTTTTGACTTTAACCCGCTTCATTGTTTTTGCGCTACTCCAATGTTCGGGGGCAATCCAGTCGTGTGGTGATTTTTTTGGCTTCATTGGTTTAATACAATATTTTTTTAAAAAAATATCAAGTAGCAAATATAGCTGTTATAATACACTTATCGCAAATCGCTCGGGCGTATAAAGAGAGCGTTGATAACTATGTCTAATGAAGTCTTAACACCTAACGCTGCGGGTGAGCAAAGTGCAGTGGAACAGTCAGATAACCTTGCGTATGGGATGTATGCACTCAATCGCAAGGCAGGGAATGTAAAACCTCCCGGTGATCCTAAAATCTTCACCGAAGAGCTAAACACAAGACCTGAAGAAACGGAAGCCCAAGCAGAACAGGTGGAGCAGGAAACCGCTCTAGAGCCTCAAGACGAACCAAATGCGGAAATCGTCAATGAGGATCAGCCAGAAAGCGTGGGCGAAGAAGATGTTCTTTCTAAAGATAATATTGACTTAGAATCCATGTCGGAGGGCGAGCTTCGTGAACTAGCTGAAAAGCTAGGGAGCAGAGCGGTAGCTAGATTTGGTGAGCTTACAGCAAAACGTAAGCAAGCCGAGGAACAGCTCAATGCCTTAAAGCAGGAAATGCAAAGTCGTGACAGTAATCCTCTAAACGCCAAAAGGGTTGAGAACAACCCGTTTTCTGACATCAATAGCGTTGAAGACTTGCAAGCTAAAGCTAGCGAAGTTGACGACGCCATTGAATGGGCAGAGGACATTTTGTGGAACAATGACCATCTGGCAGCAGATGATGTTGTTACGCAAAACGGTAATGAGGATATTACAAAGTCTCAGGTGCGAAGGGTTTTGCGGGATGCACAAAAATCACGCAAGACGTTCTTACCTGCACGATTACAGGATTTACGAGCTAACGATGAACGGGCTAGAATGAAGTCGCAGTTCTCGGATGCAATTAAATCTGAGCTTTCTTGGATTAGTGGAGAAGACAATGATGTGCGAAAGCAGTTCGAAGCACTTCAACAAAGCCCCCTTCTTAAGGCGGCAATTGAAAAGGTGCCAGATCTCGAACCATATATGGAATACATGGTGGCTCACGCCGCTAATTCTATTTACAATCGAAAGCCTGTTAGTCAGGTGAAGCCAAGCGCAAGAATCACTCCTCCCTCTATGTCAATTAGTTCTACTGCTCAAAGTGAGCAACCAGAGCCTCGGTCACTTAAGGCCGTGAAAGACGTCCAACAACGCTTCTCAACATCAGGTGCTACACAAGACTTCATAACTCTCCGCACTCTTCAACACTCTAAACGTAAATAATCTTACCTTAAAATCATGGCTTTTTCTAATACCTACGACACTACTAATCCAGGGTCCGGCGTCTCCAATCGTGAAGACCTCACCGACATCCTGACCATCCTCGCTCCCGAGGAAACCCCAGTCCTTTCGTCTGCTCCTAAGAGCAAGGCGACCGCTACCTTCGTTGAATGGACGGTTGACTCTTTGGCTGCCCCCTCTACGGCTGGCGTTGCTGAAGGCTCTGACGTCACCGCCTTTACCGACAAATTCAGTGGCCGCGCTCGTCTCGGCAACTACGTTCAAAAGTTTCGCCGCGACTTCATGGTTTCGGACCTCCAAGACGCCGTTGAGTCCGTTGGACCGGCTAAAATTGCTGAGGCCGAAGCTAAGTCTGCTCGCGAGCTCAAGCGTGACGTAGAGGCTACCCTCTGCTCCACGAATGATCGCACGGCTGAAGACGGTGCTGGTGCCGTTTATGGCCTTCGTGGCCTCGGTGACTGGATTGATTCGGCTGGTCCCACTGACGTTCCTGCCGCATACCGCACTCCTGCGGACTCGATTCACAGCACTGGTGCTCTGACGGAAAGCGGATTTAACGATCTGATCACTTCCATCTATCGCGTCACTGGCAGCACCAACAACCTAACCTTGGTTGCTGACACTGCTTTGCGTCGTGTTATTGCTGACTATGCTCGCACCTCTGGATCGACCAATGCGGTTTACTGTTCGGTTACTCAGTCTGCTGATTCCAAGACCATCAAGCTCTCTGTTTAGATGTATGAGTCCGATCACGGTATGTTTAGCGTTGTGAACATGAATCCTGATTGTGCTCCTGACACCACGAACAAGGACTCGGGCTACTTGATCAACCCTGACTACTACGGTGTGGCTGAGTTGATTGGCCTTGGTTCCACCCGTCTCCCGAACTTGGGTGGCGGTCAGCGTGGTTACGTTGACACTACGCTCTCCCTGCTGGTCAAGCACCCCGGTGCTCATGGTAAGATTACGGCTATCGCCTAATACTCTTAACCACTAGACTAACGTGTTATAATGAGGCTACCCTTCGGGGTAGCCTTATTATTATGCACCTAATTACGTCATTTCCTAAGTGTCAAGATGGAGAAATAAATCGCGCCCTGATGCGAGAGCTTAAAACGGGGTTACAGTTCAAAAAAGAAATTGAACGGTCGAAAGAGCTGCAAGCAGCAGAGCAAGCTAAAGCTCTTGTAAATCAAAAAGAAGTTCCAGGTTTGGGTCGATGCATTGGCGTGATTCCAGAGTGGGAGTTCTTTCGGATGCAAGAAAAGTATGGAGCGAAAGAAGTTCACTCCAAAGAGTTTATGAAGTATTACCAGAAGGCTTTTCCTCATCTTTCACCTAATAAAATATGACCAATCGGACATATAGCGACCTATACTCCCTTATCGGGTCTTTGTCTGGTGTAAGTAGTTTTACACCTGCTGAGAAAAACAATATTCTCAACTTTGTTAATCGCCGCGCGTATCAAGCATACAGGCAAAACAAAGTCTGGCCGAGGTATATCGTAGGTGCCGAGTCACGGCCTTCAACAAACAATGTTGTCGCTACAACCTTTTCGCCGTCTCTAAAAAACTCTTCTTCTGCTTCACGCGAAAACAAGACCGTTACAATCCGATGCACCCAATCTGTTGATTTTGTAGCCGGAATGTATGTTGTGGTTTCTGGGCTTAGTGGGTCCATTGATCCCAATGGTAGCTATCAGGTTACTTCTGTAAGCACTGCATCTATTAAAAATGATACGTTCACTTACGACCTTTCAAGTGGAACTGGATCTGAAACGTATACGGGTTCTGGACAAGTGCTCGCTCAGCAAGTTCCTGAAATTGACAGCTTTAATAGAATCTGGAGCACCAACCCACTAGACAGGAACTCCGCAATCGAATACGAGTTCTGGGTTGGTAGCGATGGTGCTAATGTAATCAATAACAACAAAGACCTTAATGGTTTTTGGGTGGGTTATTTAAAAACATGGGACGGCCCCTACACTGATTCATCCACCAATATACCGGGTGAGTTCTTTGAATACGTTGCCCATGCGTCTTATGCAGACTTCTTGCGAATGGACGGTCAGATCGACAAAGCCATTGCGGAGGAAGGTGTAGCGCAGCAATACCTTTTGATAGAATTAGATAAAGCGGAAACTCAGAGGAACAACAACGCTTTATATCGTAAAATTTCAACTTACGTTTCTCGCCAATCTCGTTAACACCATGCCTAATACCTTTTCAGTTAATCTTTATCCTGTTCCCACTGAAGGTGGAACGGATGAACGCTTAGTAGTTTCTTCAAGTGTTGTTGAGTTTGCAACAACTTGGTATGACGAAAATACGAAGTTTGTTTATGTTGATGTTCAGGGTGCCGACATTATGGCTACTTTTGACGGGTCGAGCCCGTCTGCATCTAACGGCCACAAGTTTGTATCTGGATTCCACGGTTTTTGGTCTGCTCGCCAGGCTGATTCGGCTAAGATGATTCGCGCTGGCGGAACAGACGCTGCCGTGCAAGCCTCACCCTTTACTGTTTAATACCATGCCTAACGCAAGAATTGTTAATACGCCATCTCAGGCAATCCCCCAAAATGCCACCACCCACCAACAGAACACTATTGGTTCTACGGCAGAGTCGGTGTTGAATTGGACTCTTAATTCTGGAACGACACACGTCCTTGTTCAGGTTAATGATGCTACGGTTCGCGTAACGCTTGATGAAACCACCGACCCTACGGCTTCTTTAGGTTACCGTATGCCTTCGGGAAGTTCTGTGTATTGGACTCGGCAAATGATTTCAAAGGCCAAAGCGATTCGAGAAGCAGGCACGGACGCCGTGCTTGAAATGCAAGAGTTGAACTATTTGTAAAATGGACATTTTCAAAACCCTGATTCTGGATACGCCAGATACGCTAAGTAACATTTCTGGCATCTTGCCCGTTAGTAACGGTGGAACAGGGGCAGACAATGCGCCTGACGCCCGTGTCAATTTGCTTCCCAGCTATACGGGGAACGCAAACAAAGTGCTTTCTCTCAACGGTGGGGCCACTGATGTTGAATGGACATCCAATGGTGCTGGCGATGTAGTCGGCCCGGCATCAGCCA